ATAACGATCAATCCAAGTATCTCGATAGCATTTAGCTATCAATAAATCTGCAACCGATCGATAATAACCATTTTTAATATGAGGATTTAACGAGTATTGTCTCTTTCAGAAACGAAATTATTCCAGGTGGGTATCGCCATCCGGTACTTTGCCGGAGCTCACTGGAAGCGAAAAGTTTTATGGAATTTGTTCACTACCTCCTTGATATAAGCGAGGCAAATTAGATGAACATTACATGGAGAAACTAAATGAAGTGGTACAAGAAAGTACCCAGCTTGCAGTGGGTATCGCAGGATGTTCACCTCCCGAAAAGCCATCCGTTGGGACCTAGCGTCTTCCTCATCCCGCCGCCTGTGCCATAATTGCAACTTCGAAATCTTTGCAGAGACTGGACAGGATATTCTTTATGTCCGGGGCGGCATCATCCGATGACCAACAAACTTTGATGTATCTTCAGCGCAAAATTCGGCATTTCTCTCTGCGAGAGTAAGGAGAGATAGCGGTTTTATTATGTGGTACGTGCCTATTATTACGATCCGATTTACGCGAGTTTATAACAAAAACAAAAAGTGGAGTGCTAATGATGATTTTTACGTTACCCAAACCGCTACCTGATAATGACCGTGTTTTCTCGTGGTTGATTGTAGGCGGGTTTTCCGCTTGGGGCGGTATTGTCCGATATCTAATGGAACACAAGACATCTGGGAAAAAATTTTCATGGCATGGAGTTTTTAATCAAGTCGTGATTTCCGGATTTACGGGTTTTTTAGCTGGTATGTATGGTTATGAACTAGGGTACAGCGAGTTTATGACCATGGTCTTCTCTGGATTAGGTGGGGCATTAGGTGGTCATTTATTAGACTTGTTATGGAAGCGATTTTCCCGTTCATTAGAAAAAGAAAAAAACTCTAAACGCTAACTAAAGTGGCAGGCTGCCAAGTAGTGCCATTTACAAATGGTAGGATGTATTTCAAAACGCGCGAATAAGTAAATACACATCATGAGTAATTGATGTGTATGGCCTTAAGCGTTTATTTATGAAAACTCTGTTACCAGGCCCATTAATTTAACTGTGTTTTTAATTAAAACTTGTGATTTTAGGACCTGGATGATTTTAATGATTTAAAGGGATTCCATTATAGAACAAAATTAGGTTGCGTATGTGTTAAATGAAAAGTGAAATTCCGCTCATTAAATTTTATGTTAAAAACGCACTAAAAATTAGCTTTCGCTTTTTTGTGCTATTTTCATAGTTCAGCCATTTTTCATATAACATATCATAGATATACTTTAAAGATTGATGCAGCCGTTATTTGAATCATCTTACTTGTTGTATTGCACTCCTTGTTGAATATAGGAGGACTATATCAGCAATCCCATATTATCTCTGCTATCAGCGGCCAGATAGGTCTGCAAATCTGGAGGTTGCCATGAAAACCAGCATTAATGGTCTTAATCTCATCAAAAATTTTGAGGGGCTACGGCGTCAGGCCTATAAATGCCCGGCAGGTATATGGACCATTGGTTATGGTCATACCACTGATGTCAACGTAGGTGATGTTATCACTGAAATGCAGGCTATCTCTTTATTGAGTCAAGATGTGGCGGAAAGTGAACGGGCAGTCAATCAATATGTACATGTTCCGCTTACGCAAAATCAGTTTGATGCCCTGGTTTCCTTTGTTTTCAACCTTGGTGTTGGGGATTTCCGGTCGTCAACGCTCCTGAAAAAAATAAATGCCGGTGATGATGACGGCGCTGCCCAGGAATTTGGGCGTTGGATCCATGTCGACGGAAAAACTCTGCCCGGCCTGGTGCGCAGAAGAGAGGCCGAACGCGTACTCTTTCTGAATTAAATAAGACAGTTAGACGTAGTTCTTAATTTAACTGCATGAAAACTGGTGTAAATCAGGGGCGGTAGCATGTTTTTTAGGAAGCGCCGAGTTAATTTTTTTATATGCAGGTAATTTTAAGGAATTATTTGCGGCCACTCTTTATTTCAATAAAAGGATTGAATTCATGGCTATTACCGCAAACGACATTGAAGTGCAATATCCCATTCCGACTTATCGCTTTATTGTGACCCTGGGTGATGAGCAGGTGCCGTTTACCAGTGCCTCTGGTCTGGACATTAATTTCGATACCATTGAATACAGGGATGGAACCGGCAATTGGTACAAAATGCCAGGCCAGCGACAGGTCCCTAATATTACGCTGAGTAAAGGGGTATTCCCGGGCAAAAATGCGATGTATGAGTGGATTAATTCTATTCAGCTCAACCAGGTTGAAAAGAAAGACATCATGATCAGCCTGACCAATGAAGCCGGCACGGAAGTGCTGGTCAGCTGGAATGTGAGCAACGCCTTCCCAACTTCGCTGACCTCCCCGTCATTTGATGCGACCAGTAACGAAATCGCGGTACAGCAAATCACGCTCATGGCCGATCGCGTGACCATTCAGACTGCCTAATCAAGAGGACATGTTGCCATGACAGTGACAACCACTTACCCCGGCGTTTATCTCAGTGAAGATGCCGTATCAAGCTTTTCGGTCAACGGTGCCGCCACCGCGGTGCCCCTGTTTGCATACGACAGCAATAGTGCCGCTACCACGAATGAACCGATTCAGGTTTTCCACAACTGGGCGGAATTTACCTCCGCGTACCTTGCGCCGCTAAAAGACACTTTTTATACCAGTCTGAAATTGTGGTTTATGCACGGCGGCGGTAAATGTTATCTGGTTGACGTGACTAAAATCGCCGATGCGGTGGCGCAATACGATGATATTACGCTGATTGTTGCCGCAGGGACGGTTACCCCTATTTATGATGCGTTCAACTTGGTGGTGAATCAGGGCTACCGTATTTTTGGCCTGTTTGACGGCCCGCAAGACAAAATTGCTGGTACAGATAAGCCCGATGAGGTCATGGACGCGTATCCGACCTCCGCGTTTGGCGCGGTGTTTTACCCGTGGTGCACCCTGGTGTCGGATGCGGCGGTGCCGCCGAGCACCATCGCTGCGGCCGCCATTGCCCAAACCGACCGTACGCGGGGCGTGTGGAAAGCGCCGGCCAACCAGGCCGTGAATGGCGTTACCCCCATGTACGCCGTCAGCGATGATTTTCAGGGCATGTATAACCAGGGCAAGGCGCTGAACATGATCCGCACGTTCCCGGACCAGGGCACCGTGGTGTGGGGTGCCCGCACGCTGGAGGACAGCGATAACTGGCGCTATATCCCGGTTCGTCGATTGTTCAACGCGGTTGAGCGGGATATTCAAAAAGCCCTGAATAAACTGGTATTTGAACCCAACAGCCAGCCGACCTGGCAGCGAGTCACGGCCGCCGTAGACAGTTATCTGCACGGTTTGTGGCAGCAGGGCGCACTGGCCGGTAGTACCCCCGCCGACGCCTGGTTTGTTCAGGTCGGCAAAGATCTCACCATGACCCAGGAAGAGATCAATCAGGGGAAGATGATCATCAAAATCGGCCTGGCCGCGGTTCGCCCGGCAGAATTCATCATCCTGCAGTTCAGCCAGAATATCGCGCAATAATTCACTGAAGGAAAAGAACATGCCTACAGATACAACTGTACCGGGTGTTTATATTGAAGAAGATGCCTCGCCGGCGATGTCGGTGAGCGCGGGAGCGACCGCCGTGCCGTTATTTGTCGCACGTTTTACCCCGCTCAAGTCAGAACTGGCGGGCGCGGTTACGCGCATCGGCAGCTGGCTAGACTATACCACCCTGTTTGACAGCAACGCGCCTTCTTTCGCAACTGTCACCGTGAAGTCATCGGAGGTTGAGCCGCCTCCTGCATCTGAAGAGACGAAAAAGGCGTCGTTTACAGCGGCAACGCGCGTCGGTGAGGCGACAAAACAGTACACCTATCAGATTAATGATATTGCGGTTCTGGATCCTACTGCCTCCGTCGCCCTGCGCCTCTATTTCCAGAACGGCGGTGGCCCTTGCTACCTCTATCCGCTGGAAAAGGCAGACGATAAAGACGCATTGGCCGCGCTGCCGGGCCTTATCGATGATGTAGGGGCGATCACACTGCTGGCCTGCCCGGATCCCGATGAGGCTTACCGCACGGCGGTGTATGGTGCGCTGGCCGCCTCACTGGATCTGCACAAAGGGTACTTCCTGCTGGCCGACAGCGCCAATGGCGACTCGCCCAGCGCAGTCAGCGGTTCCGCCCAGGTGGCGGTGTATTACCCGAGTCTAGAGGTGCCGCACACCCGGACGCTGGGTGATAAGCAGGTCGCCATCACTGGCTACACCGACGGGACGGGCACGACCATCACCACGCTGGCCGACCTGCGTACGGCTAACGCCAACTTTGCCGGTGTGATTGATCAAGCCCTGACCGGTTACCTGAGTGTGCCCCTCTCGCTGCCGCCTTCCGCATTGATGGCAGGGGTGTACGGCAAGACTGACGGTGAACGCGGGGTGTGGAAAGCACCGGCGAACGTGGTGCTCAATGGCGTCAGCGATGTCAGTGTCCGGGTCACCAATGAGCAACAGGCGGAGCTGAACCCGAAAGGCATCAATGTCATTCGTCATTTCAGCGATCGCGGGCTGGTCGTGTGGGGCTGCCGCACGCAGAGAGATGATGATGACTGGCGCTATATCCCGGTGCGCCGCTTGTTCGATGCGACAGAGCGCGACATCAAAAAGGCCCTGCAACCAATGGTGTTTGAGCCCAACAGCCAGCCGACCTGGAAACGGGTGCAGGCAGCGATTGATAACTACCTTCACCGCCTGTGGCAACAGGGCGCCCTGGCCGGCAATAAAGCGGAAGAGGCGTATTTTGTGCGCGTCGGTAAGGGGATCACCATGACACAAGTCGAGATTAATCAGGGGAAAATGATCATTCAGGTGGGGATGGCCGCCGTGCGCCCGGCCGAGTTCATTATCCTTAGGTTTACTCAGGACATGTCTCAGTAAAGGGGGAAAACCCTTTTCCGACTCTTTATAAGGATACCGTGATGGCAATGGTTCTTCCTGGGGTTTCGTACGATGAAACGCTGTTAACACAGGCATCAGGCGACAATCCGGTGACGATGCCCCTGTTTATTGGTTATTCCTTCCCTGGTGTGGCGATACCGGTCACGGTGATGCAGCCCATCAGCGTGGGATCACTGACGCAGGCGATCTTCCACTTTGGTCAACGTGGGACGCTGGCGTACTCCCTGCGCCACTTCTTTGAAAACGGCGGGCAGCAGTGCTACGTGCTGTCCCTCGGGCCAGGGCAGGGAGAACCTGCCGCGCGTCTGCACGCTCTGATTGGCGCATTACAGGTGCCGCAGATGCTGGAGACGCTGTTGGCGGATGACAAGACCGGCCTGGTCCTGGTACCGGAGCTGAGTGAGCTGAATGAGGTGAATACGGCTGAGGTTGACGTCGATGCCCTGTGGTATCAGGGCTGGCAAGCGTTACTGACGCTGTGTCGTCAGGCCCCGCAGCGCTTTGCGCTGCTGGAGTTACCGGACGCCCCGGAGCAGGCGGTGACGCTGACCGGGCAGTTTTTTTCCGCAGACCTGTGCCAGCGCGGGGCGGCCTGGTGGCCTCGGCTGGAAACCAGTTACGAAGATGAGGCGTCGGCACCCGTGGTGGTGTCCCCCCTGCCAGCCGTCGCGGCGGTCATTCAGCGCAGCGCCCACGATAACGGGGTATGGAAGGCGCCGGCCAACCTCCCGTTGGCCAAAACCCGTCGACCTATCCAAAGTATCCTGACGTCTCAGGCATTGCTGGATAATCTGGGGGTGTCCTGCAACCTGATCCGCAGTTTTGTCGGGAAAGGCGTGCGCCTGTGGGGATGCCGGACCTTACTCAACGAGGAGAATACGGTCTGGCGCTATATCCAGACCCGTTTGCTGGTCAGCAGCGTGGAGCACTATTTGAGCAAACTGGCACGCGCTTACATGTTTGAGCCGAATACGACCCCGACCTGGATGAAGTTGAAGGGCCAGGTCTGGACGTGGCTGCGGCAGCAATGGCTGGCCGGAGCGTTTTTCGGCACGGTGGAGGAGGACGCTTTTTCGCTCAGTATCGGGCTGGATGAAACCATGACGCAAGACGATATTTGCCAGGGCAAGATAATCCTGCAGGTCCGTCTGGCACTGCTGGCTCCCGCGGAATTCATCGACATTAGCCTGACGCTGGATCTGCGTGACGGCACGGCCAGCGCGCAAATCGGAGGATAATCATGGTGAATACACCCGCGGTATCCCACCGTTTTCTCGTCAATTTTTTATTTAACAACATTCCAAGCCCGTTTGACATTGCATTCCAGCGCGTTTCCGGGTTGTCGCGCACGCTGGGAGTGAGCCAGCACCGGGAAGGGGGCGAAAATGCCCGCAACCTCTGGCTGGCCGAACAGGTGGATCACGGCAGCCTGGTGCTGGAGCGCGGCGTGATGAACGCCTCTCCCCTGACGCTACAGTTTGACCGCGTGTTGCGCCGGGAAAGCACGCAGTGGGCCAACGTGGTGATCATGTTGCTGAACGAGCTTTCATTACCGGTGACCACCTGGACGCTGAGCCATGCCCTGCCGGTGCGCTGGCAGATGGGCGATTTGGATGCCGGCAGTAACCAGGTGCTCATCAACACACTTGAGCTGCGCTACCAAGATATGCGCATGCTGGGGATAAAACTATGACTGTCGAAATTCGTGAGTTGATCGTCCAAGTTGAGGTCACCGAGCCGGCCCCTTCTGCTCCATCCCTGCCGTTGACGCAGCACCGTGATTGGGACGACGAGCGGTGGGTGGAGAGGATTAAACAAGAGGTGCTGGAACAGCTGCTTGAAAGGGGGCGCCAGTGAGCTTACTTGAACGGGGGCTGTCAAAGCTGACCCTCAGCGCCTGGAAAGATCGCGAAGGGAAAATCCCTGTGTGCAGCATGAGCGCGATGTATAACCCGGAGACGATCCAGCTGGATTATCAGACGCGGTTTGACACCGAAGACACCATCAACACGGCGTTGCAAAGCAACCGCTATGTGATTTCCGAGCCGGTCGGCCTCAACCTGACCTTGTTGTTTGACAGTCAGATGCCCGGGAATACCACCCCGATAGAGACGCAGCTGGCCATGTTGAAAACCCTTTGCGCCGTGGATGCGGCCACCGGGTCACCTTACTTTTTGCGCATCACCTGGGGAAAAATGCGCTGGGAGAGTAAAGGGTGGTTTGCCGGGCGCGCCCGCGATTTATCGGTCACATACACGCTGTTTGATCGTGACGCTACACCGCTGCGGGCCACCGTGCGGTTAAGCCTGGTGGCGGATGAGAGCTTTGTCATTCAGCAATCCCTTAAGGCGCAAAGCGCCCCCGACCGAGCCCTGGTCAGCGTATCGGATTTGGCCTCGCTGCCGCTGCTGGCGCTCAGCGCCGGCGGGGCGCTGGCCGGCAGCGTCGATCCGTTATCGCTGGCCTGGGATAACGATTTGGATAATCTCGATGATTTTCGGTCCGGAGACCTGCTGCGGGCGACGAAAGGGGGGGAGGCATGAGCCACTTCACCCTGAGCATTGCGGGCAAGCCGAGCACATTGGGGATCCGTCGTTTGCGGGTACAGCAGCTGATCAATGAGATCCCGCTGGCACAGCTGGAGCTGCGTATAACCACGGATAACCATGGCGCTGCGGATAGCGCGGTACAACGCGAAGTCAGCCGTTTTAGCCTGGGCGCCCGGGTGGTGATTGCCCATGATAACAAGCCCCTTTTCGACGGTTATCTGGTGCAAAAGAAGATGCAGCTGAAGGGCAAAAACTGGTCCGTTCGGCTGGAGGCACGCCACGCGTTGCAGAAACTGACGTTTTTGCCCCATAGCCGGGTATTCCGTCAGCAGGATGACAGCACCGTCCTGAAGCGGCTGCTGCAGTCTGCGGGGGTGACAGTGACGCAAAAAGCGGCGGCGAAGCTGAGCTGCAAACACGATCAGCTGATCCAGTTTCGCCTCAGTGACTGGCAGTTTATTCGCAGCCGGCTGCTGTCCACCAACTGCTGGCTGCTGCCCGATGCCGCCAGCGATAAGGTGGTGATCCGCCCATTGTCCGACGCGGCAACGACCTCACGGCGGCTGACTCACAACAGTCGCGACTACAGGCTGTATGACATCAATTTGAGTTTTGATAACCGCTTTACACCGGACAGCCTGTCACTGCAGGGATGGGATATTGCCGCACAAAAGCTCACGCCTGCGCAAAAAAGCGCGGTCGGCGCGTTTCATCCCTGGAAGCCTGAGGGTCAGGTCGGTCAGGCTTCCGCCGGGCGGCAAGATTACGCGCTGGCGTTCAGCATGCTGCCTGAAGCCACGCTGCAAGCCCTGTCTAGCTCCTGGCTGAACTATCAACAGATGACCGGCGTACAGGGCCACATTGTGCTGGCGGGGACCCGGGACTTCGCGGCGGGCGAGAGTATCACCCTGAGCGGGTTTGGGGCGGGGCTGGACGGCACGGCGATACTGAGCGGGGTCAATCAGCTGTTTGATACGGAGCATGGCTGGCGCAGCGAACTGGTGATGGGGTTGCCGGCGTCTATGCTGGAGCCCGCGCCCCCGGTGCGGTCGTTGCATATTGGCACGGTAGCGGGTTTTACCGCCGATCCCCAGCATCTGGATCGGATTGCCCTGCATCTGCCTGCGCTGAATCTGCCCGACTCGCTGATTTTTGCCCGCCTGAGTAAGCCGTGGGCCAGCAAAGCGAGTGGATTTTGTTTTTACCCGGAGCCCGGTGATGAAGTGGTGGTGGGGTTTATCGACAGCGATCCGCGTTATCCGATCATCCTGGGGGCGATGCACAACCCGAAAAATACGGCTCCGTTCCCACCGGATGAAAAGAACAACCGTAAAGGGCTGATCGTGAGTCAGGCCAACCAGACAAAGGCCCTGATGATCGACACCGAGGAGAAAACGCTGACGCTGATGACCGGCGACAATGCGCTCACCTTAACCGGCGAAGGGGACATTGCCCTTCAGACGCCGAACGTCCTGCAACTGCAGGCCGAGGGTAAGGTGTCGATCGCGGGCAAGCAGCAGGTGGAGATCACCAGCGCAAAAATTAACCTGAAAAAATAACCTATTACGGTGAGGTTGCCATGAGTAACGACATTTTGACCGCGACCCTGGGGCAAAGCTGGGCATTTCCACCGCGGTTTGAGCCCGGCGGCGTGTCCCTGACGGCGGGCGTTGAGGCGGTGATGCAGAGTTTGCGCGTGCTGTTTATGACGGAGCCGGGCGAACGCATTATGCGTGAGAGCTATGGCGCGGGCATGCATGATTTTATCTTTGAGAATATCACCGATGAATTGCTGGCCAACATTCACAACCGCATCGAAGAGAGCATTCTGCGCCATGAACCCCGGGCGCTGCTCAAGGACGTCATTATTCAGCCGGGGGCACAGGACGCGAGCCGTCTGCGGGTGCAGATCACCGTGTCTCTGTCGGGCACGGATCTGGTCGAGACGGTGGACGGGACGCTGAATATCCATGACGGCCAGACGCTGAGGTTACTATGAGCAATCTGGTGGTCATCGACGGTGATGCGCTGACATTCAACCCGCAGTTGGGCGCGATTACGATCACACCTCCGCCCCAGCCACAGATCAGGGGCAGCGGCGAGGCCAGCATCGAGGGTAAAAAGGTCTGCATTGTCGGGGATGAAGAGCAGGTCTCCTTTACCGTTGACTATATCAAGCCGCCTTTTGTCGCCTCCCCGGGAAAAGGAACACTTACCATCAAAGCGTTGGCGTTCGATCAGCAGGCTGCGTTTGCGACGGCGCCGGCACCGATAATCCTCGTCGGCAGCCAGTTTACGACGCAATTTCAGCCCACGACACCGGCCCAGGATCCGCAAGGAAAACCGGATACGGATCTGAAGGCTGTCACCGGGGTGGGGACATTTATCAACAGCCAGACCTTTGTTACCGCCGGGTAAGTCATCGTGCTGCCGATAGGGTGAAAGCGGTCCCTGCGAGTCTTCTTTATCATCACATAACCAATGGACAACATCATGTCTGACCTGGAGCAACTGAAACAGAGAGTGGGCAGCGGATTAACCGACCAGACTTTCCTGCTGGAGCCACGAACAGGGAAGGACCTGCTCAATCTGGTGGCAAAATATACCGAAGCGTTGCCCTTTGCCAGCCATGCCGATGCTGACTGGAGCCGCTTCTGGCTGGTCGGCGACACGCCGCAAGCGCTGAGTGACATCTATCAGCACCCCGAACTTGCAGAGAAAACGCTGCCGGTGCAGCAGGCGTTCCTGCTGGCGCTGCTGCATCTGCTTGAGACACCCAAAGCCCTGCTGAACACGGTGCCGGCGAGGCACCGCTCACTCTACTACCGGAATTTATTGGGGTTCGCCCCTCGCGATCCGCAGCCGGACAGCGTGGTGGTGAGCTTTACGCTGCAAAGAAATGCGTCCCCGACTGTGTTACCCGCCGGCATCCTGCTGGATGGCGGCCAGGACAGCGCCGGGAACAGCATCACCTACCAGACTGACGACAGTCTGCTGATCACCGGCCAGCAACTGGAACAGCTGTGCTGGACGGCCCTGGTTGAGGATGCGTGGAAACTGTATACCGGCATCGACATCGCTGCAGGCGTTGCGTTGCCGGCTGAAGGGGTGCGTCTTTTTACCGAAGCAGGGGAAGGCGCGGATACCCAAGAGGATACCTCCGTGCTTTATCTGGGGTTCAGCGGGACTGCTGCGCAGGACACCCTGTCGGTTTACTGGTCTGTGCGCGCCTCATCGTCGCTGGATCTGGCCTGGTGTTATTTCAACGGCACAAAATGGACCTCGCTGGATGCGGAGTTGCAGGACGAGACGGTGGGCCTGTCCGTCAGCAACCTTTGGCGAGCGCGGCTGCCGGCGGACAGTAAGCCAGGCTCGCCAATGGATGACGGGCTGCAGAAGGCCGAGTATTACTGGATCAAAGGTAAGCTGAACGGAAAGGAAACGGCAAAGGACGAGAGCGCCCTCGCCGAGGCGATGCCGAAACTGCAGGCCGTACTGGCCAATGCGATGACCGCGACCCTGAATATGACGCAGGCGATAGATGACAGCCACTTTGCCCAGCCGTTGCCGGCCAATACCGTCAGCCAGCTGGTGACGCCAGTTGCCGCCATCAGCGACGTTCGCCAGCCCGTGCCGTCTGTCGGCGGGCAACCACGGGAAACGGAGGCGGCGATGTTGCAGCGCGCCGCGACCCGGATAAGCCACCGGCAGCGGGCGATCACCTGGAACAATATGCGCAGCCTGCTGATGGAGCACTACCCGGAGATTTTTGATGTCCGTTTTCCCGATGTGCACAAACTTAGTCGTCTGCCGGCGCTTGAGGTGCAATCGCTTATGGTTATTCCTGACGGGCGTTATGGTGACAACGATGACGTGCTGCGCCCGGCGCTCAGTGACGGAAGGCTGACTCGGATGGCGCAGTGGCTGGCGCAGTACACCTCGCTGTGGGCGGCGCCGACGCTCAAAAACCCGAAATATATCGATGTGACGGCCCGCTATCGGGTGACGTTCGTAGCGGGTATTAACCCGGATTATGGCTATCGTCAGCTCGCGGCGCAGTTACAACACGACTATATGCCCTGGGCGACCGATCGGCGCCAGGCGGTCACGCCGGGCAACCAGGTGGACTACTACCGGCTGCTGGCCACGCTGCAACAGTCACCGCTGGTGCAGTCCGTGAACGCGCTGGTTCTTAGTCACGACGTTATTGATGAAACGGGCAAACTCACCCCGGTGGAAACACAAAGCACCGTCACCGCCAGAGATGACGAGGTCCTGATTTTATGTCCGAAAGGAGAGACTGATGTCTAAAGAAAACGCCCTGTTCCCGGTGGTGAAAGACGCGATTGCGTTTGATGCGCTGTGGCAACAGGCACACAAAAAAGTCTCTGCGCTCAGCGGTGAGATCTGGACGGATACCGGCGACCAGGATCCGGGCGTCAGCCTGTTGCAGTCCGCGACCTGGAACTGCTCCGACCTCAGCTACCGTGCGTCGCTGCCGCTGAATGACCTGCTGACCCATCCAGACCGGAAGCCATTATTTCCGGAAGAGTTCGGTCCTGAACAGGTTCTCACCTGCAACACGGTGACCGCAGAGGATTATCGTCGCGCCTTACTGGACCTGCACAGCAGCGATATTAAGGCCCTGGACACTCCCGAGCAGGATTTTTTATTCAGCGATGTCAGCCTGACGCAAGAACCTGAAGCGCACCGTTTTCAATGGTGGTATAACGCGGAAAAACGCGAATACAGCTTCACGGAGCCGACGGTCACCCAGCCTGAAGACAAGACGACGCTGTCTCTGCGGGGGAATCTGTGGCTGATGCTGGTCCCGACCCGCTATACCCAGTCCCTGTCATCCGAGAACCGGGCGGTAGTGGAGCAATACCTGGCTGAGTTTCTTGCGGCGCAACGTAATCTCGGCGAAGCGGTATCGCGCATTATCTGTCTGCAACCGGCGACCTTTATCCCAAGGATGACGATTGAGCTGGCCGATAACATCCGCGATATCAATCAGGTGGCGGCGCAGATTTATCAGGTTACCGACGCGTTCTTGCGCCCGGCGGTCGCCCGTTATACCACCGAACAACGGCGTGCGCTCGGTGATGCCGATGACGCCATTTTCGAGGGGCCGAAGCTGAAACACGGCTGGCAGCAAACGGCACCATCGCAGATCACCGCCGGGGGATACGTCCTCAACCTCGGCCCGCTGGTGAACCTGTTGCTGGCTATCCCCGGCGTGGCCAGCCTGAGCATCTTGTCGGTCGACAAAGGCGATGGCCACATTACGTCCTTTGAGGATGACAACTGGCGCTGGCAGGTGGCTGACGGTTATCACCCCCTGCTGTGGGGGGAGACTCCGTTAGAACTACTGGCCACAAACGGCGGCCCATTAACCCTGGTGTCGAAAGGCGGTATTCGCAACACGCTGGAGAGTGAGGCGATGGCGCGCTACCTGACGCAGGAAGACCTGATTGAAACGACGTCCACGGTGTTACCCGCCGGCCGTTTTCGCGATCAGACAGCTTATATCCCCGTCGGGCAGCGCCTGCCCGAATGCTATGCCCTGCAGCAGCCCGATGCCGTGATTGACGACCAGACGCGCGCGGTGCATCAGTTTTTGCTGCCTGTCGACCAACTGCTGGCCGATGGCGCGGCAGAGCTGGAGCAACTGCCGACCTTACTGGCCTTCAAAGACCGGGGCGACGACATTCGGGGGACCCGCTGGCCCTATACGAATGCGATGGTGCAACAGGCTATTCATCAGCCCTATGCGAAAACGCTGGAAGCGATTGCGCAGCAGGATGCGGCTATCTTTACGCAGAATAAGCAGTCTGTGGGAGCCAATTTTGCCCGCGAACTGGATTTTATTCAGTATCTGCTGGGGTATTTTGGCACCCAGCGGGCCGCCCTGCCGCTGACGCTGGATATGGCTGATTTTCTGGCGACGCAGCGGGCGTATCTGGCGCAGCAACCCGCCCTGGGCTATGACCGCATCAATATCCGTATTGACCAGGTCTCCGCCCTGCAAAAGCGCATTGCGGCGCGCATCGGCCTTGACAGCATCTGCTTTGCTGACAATCCGGACCTGAGTCAACTGCCGTTTTACCTGATTGAGCATCGTCAGCTGCTGCCCCAGACCCCGGACAGCGCCTTTGACAGTGAACAGACCCCGTCCGGTTTTGCGGTGGCCGAGCCTAAAATTACCCTGACGCAGGCGGGCTGTGCCGGCAAGGTGGTCCAGGGGCAACTTATCGACCTAATTGCGATTGAAGGGATCAGTCGACTGCATGTCAGCCGGCTGTTGGTTATCGAGACCGACGGGGACAGTTTTACCGTCAGCACGGAAAACAGTCAGCAACTTTACAACACCCTGTCACGACTTGAGGCTGCCTGGACGAGTCACAACCTGCGCTGGCAAAACAGCAATGTCTGGCTGCAAGATATGGATTACCGACTGAATTATGCCGAGGCAAAACGGCAACCGGCTAATCCACAGCAGCGTTTACTGGCGAGCAACGCACAAAGCCCGTATCCCGCCATGGTCAGCGTCGGGGATGGCATTGTCATACGCCCTGCCAGCCTGCAGTTTACCCAGCCAGGGGCGAAGGCCTACCGCACGGCCACGGAGGATGCGGACTGGCAACTAGCGGCGACCGTGAAAGCCGTCGACCCGATTGCGGGCACGTTACTTATCGAAAAAGCGGCCGGCAGCACGGAGGACTTTCCCTCTGCGGAGACCAGTTATCGTTTTCAGTGGGCGTTTAGCGAGGCGAAATATGCGACGACGGACCGGTTCTCCTTTATCGTCAGTGCCGTACTCAACCGCCGTCTGATAGATAACCCCAAAATCGTGCCTGAGCAGCTGGTTGCCTGGGTACAGGAAACCATTATGGCGGAGTTCCCGGCACACGTGTCCCTGATTAATCACTGGCTTGATGACGCCACCTTTAACAACTTTGGAGCGACCTATGCACGCTGGCAAAACAGCGGCATGCCGCTGGGCGATGATGCCTTTACGCTGATGCAGATGCTGACCCTGGGGCATCTCCCGGTTACCCAGCTGGACATCGGCCTGATGCGTATCGCCACCGAGGCGCAGCGCACCGAGGTTGTCGGTGACGGCAGCCAGTGGCACGAAGACGTTATCTTGCGAGAAGAGCTGTTCTACGTGCCGAAAAACGTGCCAACCACCCATTAACATCATGACGAATCTGGAGAGCAAAATGACTGATAAAACCCAGCAGAACAAGGGAGAAAACCCGGCGACCTTAGCCAGAATCACGAACACAGCGCGTGACAGCGAGCCAAAGAGCAGAGCCTTGCCCCAGGCCGATGCGCTGAAGGATCGCTTTAAGGCGGGTAGTATTCCGCTGCAGACGGATTTTGCTGACCTGATTGATCTGGCCAATATGGGTCGTCAGGCGGTGGGGGGCGCAGAAGGCCAGACCGGGCCAGCAGGTGGGTTTACAGTATCTTCTGCGGGCCTACTGGAATTAAAACCTTCTGCTGGCATTATGGTAGATGATAGCGGTGTGGGATTGAAACTAAAAAAAGATACAGCTATCTACAAGGATTCTGCTCCTCTTGAATTGCGCGAAGGAGGCAAGTTTCTGGGTGTTGATATGGGAACTGCCATAGAGTTCAAGTCTAACGGTATTAGCGTAAAAGCCGGTGATGGTATTCAGCTTGTAGGAGACAGCGTGACCGTGAAGGCGGCCTCGGGTATCTCGGTGGGCAGTAGCGGTGTGGATGTTAAAGTTGGGAATGGTCTCAAGGTAACCAGTAAAGGCCTGAACATAATGTTAGCATCCGGTTCTAATAATGATAATGGAGGAGGAGGACAGGGGACAGATGGTACCACTTCAGGTGGTGCAGGTGGTTTAACTTTAAGCGACAAAGGGATAGCTATAGAGCCCGGTAAGGGTATTCAAATCAGCTTAGATGGCGTAGGGATAAAGCTCAGCACTAATAGTGGGTTGAGTGTCAACGAAGCGGATGGTTTAAAAATAGTGCCTGAACAAATGTTCCAGAAAGGCATGGTGATGATGTTTGCCGGAACGGAGGCTGAAATGCCCAAAGGATGGGCCCTTTGTGATGGCGATGGAGGAAGGCCAGATTTACGTGACAGGTTTGTACTGGGCTCGACTGGGTTTACCAATATCAATCAGACAAATGGCAAGAAAGTGACTGGTACAAATGTCGCTAAACAATACATAGCCGATTCAGATGCTAAAACACCTGACGTAAGAGTGACAGTGAATAATCATACGTTAAAGATTAGTGAAATTCCTGCTCACAGTCATTATGATGGTGTACGTTATAATTATGATGTCGGTGACTATAATATCACTTTTGTTAAAGAGTACGGTCTTTATGACCTGGGGTGTATTGGCTCTAATGTAAAGCAATATGCTAAGCTTCAACACTATTCAGACAAGACTCAATATAATCTTAGGTTAGTAGAATCTTCTAAAACCGGTGATTCAGGAGAGCATAATCATACTGCAAGTGCCACACAATCATCTCATCAGCATAACACTAATGTAGTGCCGCCTTATTATATACTGGCGTTTATTATTAAAGTGTAGTTTGAAATTATTTGGCTCCGTATCTTTTCCCATGAAATAAATACGCAAAATACAATCAGGTAATGATGCGCATCAACATTGATAAAATATCATTTAATATCAGGTCACCCGGAAAGAAATGGGGTGGGAAAATAGTGTCGTCATCTTTACTCAATGCCGACAAGATTAAAGACATACTGAATGTTACGGCGACAGAGGGCGTTATTTCTGGCGAAATAAACGTGGGTAAATGGGTGCTTAATCTTGGCGTTATTCCTGCGGTCCAATTTGACACGCTATTTATCCCTCGGCTGGCACAGGCGTTTGCTGAGCGCCTTGCCTGTGCGCAAACATCAATCACTGGCCAGCAGGCGATGAAAATGGTGACATCCAATGCAACTGAATCAAGTGTATTACTTGACGGGAAACGCCTTGATGGCGAGGGACTCATCCAGCTTGCTCATAGTTGTCTGACCTCTCAGGCATTTAAGGCATTATTACAGGATAGTCCGGCATGCCAGCTTCAGCAGTTGCTGAAGCTATTACTTGAGGGGGCATGGCAATCCCCGAAAATGCTGCCGGTATGTTGGTATAGCCGGGTGACCGCCGACAGGTTGTCGATAGCCGCCATATTGTACTTACTCAAAAGCCAACGGGGGCATGATTGGCTGATGCATCAGCACGCCCCCACCGCCAGCCAGGTGACTGACTGGGCAAAGGCTATTGCTAAGGGAGAGATTCCCGCCGAGCAGGTCGTGGAGTTACTGACCGGTAACCGACCTTCCGACAGCATATTGCTTGGACAACCGGCCTATCCCGCCCTGATAGTGATGCGTTGGATGTTGCCATTATGGCGGCAACCCGCCGTGCGCAAGGTGATCCATCGACTGAAAGGCGGGCGGGGCGTGCAGCGCCTTGATGCTTATCTGACTCGCTGTTTACAGCGCCAAGATGATGATGTCATGCAGGAAGAAAAAGGGATGCACTCCCTTTCCGATCAAGGCGCATCACTGCAAGATAATACTGTGTTATCTCCGGACGGGGGAATGGAGTCCGATGCTCAGCAGGTTGTGCGATCGAGATATAACGCCACGTTGTCGAAGAACAGAGGGATGCCGTCCGATGCCCTGCAGATTGCGCTATCGCGAGATAACGCCATGTTGCCAGAGTGTGAAGGGATACCGGCAGCATCCCGACGCACGATGCAGCCAGGGAAAAGCGGCCTCCGATCGCCGAATGAACCGCGCTCTTCGAGTCAGGGGATCAGCAACGCCGGTTTGCTCCTGCTGTGGCCGCTCTTGCCTCAGCTGTTTTCCCAGCTGGGTCTGTGGGAGGAAGAGCAGTTTGTCAGCGATGCGGCGCGGTGGCAGGCCGTGTACAGCCTTGACCGATTGGTCTGGGGGGAAATTAGCCCAACGGAGGGCCGGTTGACGCTGAATCAGGTGTTATGTGGCGTGTCCGGTTCAACGGCTGTACCGCCGTCGATGACGCTGAGTCTGTTGCAGCTGCAACAGATTGACGACTGGCTGGCCGCAATCGGCCAACAACTTCCCGGTTGGCAAAAATTGAGTCTGACGGACATTCGGCAATTGTTCTTACAACGAGAGGGTGAGATCAGTACGCAAGGGGCTGCCCCCCAAATCAGTGTGTGGACTGAACCCTGTGATTTCTTACTCAGAGACTGGCCGTGGCCAATGACGCTGGCGTCTTTCCCATGGGCTGAACAACCAGTGACAATCGGCTGGCCGTTAAACGGCTTCACAGGATAAACCACCGCTGCTTTCTCTTCTTATCGGATATCAACATGACGCTTTCTTCAACACTTCAGCCCGCGTTTATTCAGCAGGGTGAATGTCAGCTATCGCTCTTGTTTAGCGAACTGGAACGTATCGATTTGTTAGTACAGCATTATTATTACTGCTATTCAGCGCGTCACGGGGGAATTAATGCGTTTCTGCTCAGTGAGGAGGAGGTAGAGACGCGCATGCAACATCCGGTCGGTAGGCCTCATTGGGTCGCCGCTACTCAGCCGCTATACCGGGCGGAAAAGAGGCAGCCGTTGTTGGCAGAAGGCTTAACGGACCTGATTCATCGTTTCGAGCTCACCGACTTTGAACGAGACACGGTGCTATTGGGATTGTTGCCCCATTTTGACAGCCGTTATTATGACCTGTTTTCCTGGATCCAGCAGGGAAAGCAAAGTCAGCTGCCCACTTTTTCATTGGCCCTCACGCTATTTTGCTCTTCAAACAGGGAAAAGCGGGCACAGCAAGCCAGTTTTCTGCCTCAGGCGCCGTTAATGAGCTGTCAGCTATTAACGATTGAGGAGAATAAAAAAAATCCGGCCTGGAGCCAGACCCGCTTTATGACCGACAGCAGTGTGTACCATTTTTTACTCGGGCATCACTATTTGGCACCGGCGTTAGCATCGTGGGCGGAATGGTCAACGCCGCCAGTGTTGCCGTTTTATCCTGCCGGCTTAAAAGACGCACTGGCCGGCGTGTTACTGACTGACGACATTGAGCCGCGCCCCGTGGTGCTGCTGCGCGGTATGTCGGGGAGCGGCAGAACCCATGCGGTATCGGGTATTTTTGCCTCTGACAACCGGCAGACGCTGCAGGTCGATATCGATAAGTGCGCCGAGAGTGATGACGATGCGCTGTTACTGCATTTAACCTGTCTTATGCGTGAAGCCCGTATGCGTGACGCGGGCATGATTATACGTAACCTGCAGACACGGATGGAAAAGAGCACGTCACTACCGGAGAGGCTATCTGAGCAACTGAACCAGCCGGGATTAAGGGTAGTGTGCCTGGTTGAACCCTATGCCCCGCCTTTATGGCTGAAAAAGACGCCCACCTTGCAGACAGCGATGCCGGTGTTAACGCCGGAGGAAAAACTGCACCTGCTCAGGGATTGCCTGCCGGAACGACGTGCGGCAAATATGGACCTTATTAGTCTCAGCCAGCGCTACCCCTTTACCCCGGAAAGTCTGCCGCTGATGATGCAAGAGGCTGAATTGTATAGGCAGCAACGCGACCCCGTGGATGTTCTGCAACAGTGTGATATTCGTCAGGCTCTCAATTTACGAACCCAGCAGAATTTTGGCGCGTTAGCGCAACGTATTACGCCGAGGCGTACATTAAACGACCTGCTGGTGTCAGAGAATCTCTTGCAGCAACTCCAGGAGATGTTGACGGCCATTCGCTACCGGGAAAAAGTGCTGGCCAGCGGTTTTAAAAATAAGGTGGGTTATGGCGTTGGGATCAGCGCGTTGTTCTACGGCGACTCGGGAACCGGGAAAACTATGGCGGCGGAAGTGCTCGCCCATACACTGGGTGTTGATTTAATCAAAGTAGACCTCTCTACGGTTATCAATAAATACATTGGTGAAACTGAGAAAAACCTCTCCCGTATCTTTGATTTGGCAGAGCAGGATGCCGGTATATTGTTCTTTGATGAAGCCGATGCTTTATTTGGCAAGCGCAGTGAAACCAAGGATGCCCATGACCGGCATGCCAATATTGAAGTATCTTACCTGTTGCAACGGCTGGAAAACTTCCCCGGCCTGGTTATTTTATCCACCAATAACCGCAGTCATCTCGATAGTGCGTTTAACCGACGCTTTACCTTTATTATCCGCTTTGCTTACCCGGATGAAACGCTGCGGCATAAAATGTGGCAAAAGATATGGCCGAAGAATATTAAAATCGCACCAGACGTTGACTTTGAAAAATTAGCACAGCGGGCAAATATTACCGGCGCCAGTATCAGAAATATTGCACTGCTGGCCTCCTTCTTTGCAGAAGAAAGTGGCAATAACGAAGTCTGTCATCATCATATTGAAAAAGCGTTGACCCGTGAACTTGCCAAAACAGGGCGGCTGGCTATATAACCAGCCGAATCAACATTCCGTGTCAATAACGCATCATGGACAGTGATGACGCACTATTAATCCAGAGGAACGAGGATGTCTAATTATCAAACCCTGCCCGACGTGAATAACGCGATGAATAAGATGCTGCGCACCTATGTGAATGAGGACGTGGCAATCCGCTTTGATTTACCGGATGTGGATGCCACGCAGTCCGATGCCGCGATAAGCGTGTTTCTTTATGATATCCACGAAGACCTGCAGCTCCGTACGGCCGAGTCCCGCGGATTTAATGCCGGCGCGGGTCGGTTATCACCCGGCTGGGTCAACGTGAAGTGTAACTACCTCATAACCTATTGGGAATCAACCGGCCCCGCCAAGGATGCCAGCAACCCGGACAGTCAGCCCGACAACCAGGCCATAAAAGTCATGTCTCAGGTTCTGGCTGCGTTGATTAACAATCGCCAGTTAGCCGATATTCCTGGGGCGTATACGCAGGTTATGCCGCCCAAAGAGAATCTGAACAGCCTTGGTAACTTCTGGCAATCGCTGGGCAATCGTCCGCGCCTGTCGCTCAACTATTGTGTCACCGTGCCGATTAGCCTGAGCGATAAGGGCGAGGAAGTCACCCCGGTTAAATCCTTGTCTACCACCGTTGAGCCAAAAGCGCCGGTTTATCCACAGACCATTTTCGACGTACTGCGGGAGAAATTAATGGTGGCACTGGGCGGTGATTATGATGCCCGTCTGGCGATGACGCACGTTAATCTGGAGGCTTCGCCGGTTGCCGCGTCAAACGGGAGTGCGGCTGACATCAGTGTGTCTCTGCGGGTGTCCGGTATGACGCGAACAGAATACGTCGCCCAGATGAACACCGTTTTTGACGAATGGGCTAAGGATGAGGCGGCGGCGATCACGCCCGATGGCTATCGCATTTATATCATCGCTGTTGATAACACAGAACTGACAGGGATTTGAATCTATTCTCCAGTGGCAATGGGCATTATATCTTTCGTCTTTGACCTGCTTACTCCATTGCCCGCCGGCGCCTGCATGGCCTCGCTGATATTATAAACCGGTGTGTCTTCAGTTATCTGGCGGATATACCGTTCATCCTGAGACAGACACCAATAATGGCATGCCGACACCATTGCGCCGTCTATCTACATTATTCGTTCCGTAAACCGAGTGAGTTTATTTTCACCCCGATACTGCATCTCACAGAACGCAGCCGTAAATAATCCAAACCTGAGGACAGCTTTATGCCTTACTCCCGTGAGTCGAAGGGAAAAGACACGCATGCAAAAGAATCCAAACAAGATAACGCTAGCCATGAGTACCAACTGGCCAGCCAGGGCGGTGGCACTGCCCCGCCATTTGATGAGGGGCTGTCGGCCGGCAGCGGCTATGAGCGTTTATTCGCTTTTATTCGTGAGGCTCACCTGAAAGAAGCACAGGAATTCAGGTTAAAAGGGTATAACAGCCAGGTGCCCGATGTTGACGAGAGATTACTGACACAGTTGCGTGACGGCCTGGCTGCGGCCAAATCTCGCCTTTGCCTCCAAGTAAGCGTTGGGGGGCCGCTGGGTTCTCTATGGTTGCTGGACCAGATAGGCAACATAGAGCGTCTTACAAACAAGCTTTCGGACGGCGTCATAAAGCGCTGGATTGAGCATGAGCTGCCCCGCAAAAACACTGCGGAAGCCGCGGAGAGCGAATTGGGGAGCCGGCGTATGGCTCAGTCGCTGGCCAGACGGCTGGAATCAACCCTGGAGACGTTGATACGCGTAGTCCGTACTCTGCGCGCTATGGATGACTACAGTACCTCGGGAAAGCGGCGCGATATGCTGGTTTGTGAGCTGACTGTCGCATTCTCCTCCAGCGATAAAAGTATGGTGATACAGGCGCTGGAAAGAATGACGGCAGAGACGTCAGGGCATGCCGCCTGGGCTTCCCTTATGCAGGTCCGGGAAGCGGCCTGGGAGGCCGGTAAGTCTACCACCGTCGATGCGATGATTGCGGCCTCGCGGCACGAAGCAGAAAAAGCCAATAAAAAAGCCCGTCAACTTCAGGGGGATCCACAGACATTCTTTAGCGATGTCGCCACCTATCTTCAGAACCTCTCCAGCGACTTGGCAAAAGCGTCGATTCACGCGGGCCACAGCAGCGCTTCCCCGAGCATATCGCAGATGAATAATGATGGGGCGGCTGCCTCTTTGTCGCGCTCAAACTCACTCTCGCGGGGTATCGAAACGGGTATTGATAAGAAAGTGCCAATTGTATATGCGGGAGCGAAGGTGCAGGCGCTTCGGCTTGTACGAATCTTAAAACACGGTCACCTAGCTGGAACGCCAACGAAGGACCATGAACACGTCGTTGCTGATTCCATCATCAGAAGCATTTTATGGCAATGGCAGCAGCCGGCAATCAAAATTCAGTACGTCAGCGCTGCGCTGTTGTCAAAAGTGGATGAGCTGAAAAAAATTGAGGGGATACTGGCTTCTTATTCTACGGCGGATGACAAGAGAAGCGAACAAGTGCGACGTAATACTCCATCCTGCCCGTCGGGTGAGGAGGGGCTGGTTGCGCAGGTCAGGGAATGGGTGAATGACAGTCTTGAGCAGGCCCCCTCCGAAAACCAGCGAGCGGAAAAAGTTAAGACGCTGGAGCGGCTGCTGAGCGGCGATATCGCCAGTGCCCGCGGCTTGGTGGAGCGTCTGGGGAAAACGGGGGAGAGTATTCAGAATATGCTCAGGCGACAGCGGTTAGTTGTTCTGAAAATGATTGTGAATTTGCTCTCTGACATTTCTCCTTCCCTAAAGGCAGTGGATGAACTGTTGCCGGATATAGCCGGGGACCTCACTGCGAGCATTGCTGCCCTGGATAAAGCTCATCAGGCAGCCTCATACGCCACCCGCGATTTTAGCGAAGCTAAAACACAGGCCGAAAATGCACAGTTGCTGGCGACGAAGGTGAAAAAACGTCTATCGGCAGAGTCTGCACGGCTGACAGAAAGGCCACTGGATGACTATTCACGGGGCTCACGCCTTGCCAAACACTGGGCAAACCTCGCTAACGCACAGAACGAGGGTAATAATCCGCCGGCTGATGCACAGCAGGTACTTGCCTCCCTGAAAGAGCAGGGGCTATTAGCGGGGACCCTTTCAACCGGCGATCCGGCCGGGTATCTCTTCGCCACCCGGCTTGCCGGTGAGCTTGAAAATGCCCGTCATGATGAGTTGATATTGCCAATGAGTCCGGAGCAATATGCTGCATTAGAGAAAGGGCTTGTTGAGTATATTGTGAAATGGGGGCAAAAGCGGATTTCGCGAGAGGTCACCCGTATTGTTATTGAACTGTCCTTTGAACAGGCTTTGAATGCGGTATCGTTCAACGTATCCCGCTTCTTCCGGCTCCCCTATAAGGTGCTGAAAGCCTCGATAAAAATACCTTACAGTGTTAACAAAGTTAATCATTATACCATGCCCGGTCATGATAAGCCCTATAAGGCGATTTATGGCTTGCTGGGCAAAAAACTCAAGCAACTTGGCTTTAATCTACTGACGGTGCCCGCGCCTGGCACAATCAAACTTGCGATGGGGGCCGGGCTAACCGTCGGTGCGGCCTTGCATAATGTATATGTCGGGCGCAACGAGAACACATTCAGTGCGGTTTATAAACATGTGGCGGAAGGGAAGCAAAGTGAAAAAATAAAAATGGACTCAGTGGGGGAGATGATTTTTGATTCAGTGCTCGATACTGCCACTACGGCCACTTTTAAAGGGGCGCAAAGAGGCTGGCAAGCAGGTCGAAATGCAAATAACGCTATTTCCGATAATGCGTTCGTTAGCAAACATGTTGCTGAAAGTAATGAGGAACCGCATCCACAAACGCAATGGCGCGAAATGGTTGCCGATAATAACAACCCTCCGCAGGAAAATGCTGCGGCAGATGGAAGAGAGGCCATGCCGGTGAGTCACTCCTCGCCATTACAGCCGCAAACGGATGTTGGGACGTTGTCTGATGAGCATGGCTCGGATGCTAGCCAACTCCGCGTCAGACATAAACGGGCAATGGCGAATACGGCTCTCCCATCTTCTCCTCAATGGCATGATAACATCTCATCCGATGTAAAGTTCGGGCATTTTAATTTTGACCGAGACATACATTATAAGGACCTCTCCTATGAGATGAAAAAACAAACCTATATACATGGTATTCAGTTTGTGTTGTATCAGATTGAGAATGATAGACGATTATCACAACGAGTCAGAGATAATGCCTGCCGTGCCAGAGTAGGCGACAAGCTCCTTGTTCCTGTTGATATAAAAGGGTACAAGCTTAATAATACAATATTCCTTCCTGACCGTCCTAGTGCCAAATCAGGTGTACTTATTCGCCTAGACTCTGATATACCTTATTACTATGTTGACGAAGGGAAAGACCTTTTAGAGGATGTTAAATATGCTATGCCCCACAACGCTGATAAGCGAGATGTACATAAAGGGTTGGGTGTAAAAATCACTGTTCCCAGTGGCATTGATATACTTAATAATATCAGGTGCGGAATATTCAGTTTTGAGAAAAATTTTAATTGTAATAAACCGAATTCGATGGATATAGCGAGTCTTTCAGACAGGCTCGCTAATACAATGGAGGCTGATTATAAACTTAAAGGGGAAACCATCACCAACAAGTTATTGATTTCCAGGGCATTTGAAAACCCTCATATTTTTGCCCCTGACTCTTTGGCAATCAAAGATGAATCTCATTTGGGATACACTTGGGCAGAATACTTTGATATAGCTATCAGAAAATTGAAATCAAAAAATTATAAATTACGAGGTAAATTTAATATCAGGGAGGAGAGTTATTTGAAATTAAAAGAAAAGATGTATAAGGATGAAAGGGAAGGTAAAAAAAACACCATAAAGTTACCTGCTGATGAAATTGACGCAAATGGAGATATGACATCTGAATCTATTAATATCTTAGTGATGAAGTTAAAGAAAAAGATAGCAAGCCTAAAAAATAAAAAAAATGAAGGCAACGTGCTTGTTAATTATGAGAGTGAGATAACCAAACTCTCCTTGTTCGATATGAAATCTTTAATAAAGTACCTTAATACAATTGATGATGAAGGTACTATAGCCAAAATAAATGGTTACATACCAAAAGGAAATTATGAAGATCTAATTTTTGCAGATGATTTAGCGCAGGAAATTGTCAGTAAAATGAAAAATTTTTCAGAAAGCTTTTCTAAAGAAGAATTGTCAGCTGTTATTTATAAAGTAACAATGGAGAAAGGTTTTTCCAGTGTTAACTTAACAAGGATATATAATAAGTTTATTCTCGACAAGGAACGATTAAATCCTTTTTCTGAATCATTACCAAAAGAAAAGCCTGCTGGATACTTCACTATTTCTGACTTCAAGAAAAGTGGTGATACTGGAAGCAGGAGCGCATTCAATCAGCAATTTTATGATTATCGTGATAAGTATAATAAATACGATGCTGGTATTTTATCTGGTAGTATTATAGCCGGTAGTAGAATTACACTTGATGAATTTAATAATAAGCCTAGATCTGTACAGACTTGGGCTGTATTTGGCAAATCCCTGGTTGAGTATACCAACTCTCTCGGTGAGTCTATTGATCCTAGCCTGAATCCAGCACAATATATTCCTGGAAGAGTTATTTTGATGCAGTTATCATCCGGAAGATATCTTCTCGTATCCAACTTATTGGGCAGTGTTCGTTCTGTTCTTCTGACCGAGCAGGAGGGTGATGATATTAACAGTACGTTAGCACCACGTAAATTAGTTAGTTTTGAAAAAGGATGGTTTAATAACGAAACAGATAAAAGATATAAGCAATACAATGGATTGTATTATTTTAATCAAGTCAATGAGATGATTATCAAACCACTGTATGGTAACGACTGGAATAATAACCCAATAAGACATATATCACACCAATATTTTACACTAGCAAAAGATGATAAAGCGAAATCCATTTTAATTGATGATAAATCGACAGTGTCTAGTACGCTGACACAAGGATTAGAGGTTGCACAGGCAGCCTATGTGGAAATGTTACACGAGGCCATGGATGAAACCGACCCAACCTGGAAGGTAATAAGAGGTTTTATACCGTTTTATAATATTATTTATAATTCTTCTACTGATTCGGAATATGAAATTGACAGTGGAGAATTACTTCTTGACCTTGCAAGTGTTATCCCTGTAGCTAAAGCCGCAGGTGCAACAGCTAAATCAGTTTCTGGAATCATGAAGTCAGGCCGTAGTGCTTTGAAGGCTGGGATGCAGAATGGACTACGTGGATTTGATTTGTTTAAATATGTAGCAAAGCAGGTTTCACCAGATTTGTTATCCGCAGCGTCGAAAAACTCATTGTTGATGACAAAAGCATTTTATGATGCGATTGAGCCTGTACCGATCAGGTCGACTTTCAAAAGTCTGTATAAAGGGGTAAAAAGTGATTTGACGTTAACATCTCTGGATGATTTTTCGGGGGCCGCATTGGCCCGTGAAAATATAAAGGGTGATTTAGAATTAACGAATGATGGGGTGTTAATAGATAATTCAGGGCAAAACTTCATAAGAGGTGAAAAAGGTGATTTGTATCACGTAAAAAAAAATAAAAAAAATAATGGATGGGTGTTGGTAAATGGTTATAATAAAAAAACCATCATTAATTCAGGTGGTAGGTGGTGGGTTATAAAGAATACAAAAATAACAGGAGGTTTATTCCGAAAAGGCTGGGAGGTTAACGAGATCAATTTTGAGGGTGTTCACTCTGATCGCGGCATATATAAAATTCGTCCTGATAACCCTCAGTCAATGCAGGATTACAATTATTACATTAAAAATAATAATAAATTCTATCAGGTTAAATATGATGGAGATAATAATACGTTACGTTTAATAAATCCCAATTCACCTAGCCGGTTAGGATATTTTCCTCCGATAAAATTGAATAAAAATAACAAATGGGTATTTAACAACAATATCGGACTGAAAGGAGGTGGAATGCCACAGAAGGAACAGGCATCCACCTCTGTTCCGCCGGCACCCGCAATACCACATAAGGGAGAGGTATCCTCCTCTGTTCCGCCGGCACCGGCAATACCGCAGAAAGGACAGGTATCCACCTCTGTTTTGCCGTCGTCACAGAGACAATCAGGTACGTCAAGATCGATTGAATTTAAACCTGGTGAAGATAAGGAAGCATTCTCAGTATTAAAAAATAAAGCTGAAACGTTGTATCATTCAAATACAAAGTCAACGGTTGAATCGGTTGATACAACCAATGCATTTGATAATCGATACTCTTTTATCAAGACTGAAGCCTCTGCTCCTTCTAATGTTTCTCATCTTACAGAAGGTAAGCTGTATAATTTGAAGATTGGAGCAAAGTCTTCTGAAACCCCAGCTTATGATTTATATATATCTAAGGATGGTAAAAATATCATCACATCATCGTCTTATAAAAAAGATGATATTACTCAAGACCCTCAATATGGAAATCCTTTGCCTTACTCCGAGATCATGTTTAATGCACTGAAAAAATCAGGGGTAGATCCGAAGGAATTAATACGTTCCACTCAGGCTAGCATTGAAAATAGCATTACTCAAAGTGTGATAAGTGCTATAGGAACCCGAATCCAGCGAGGACAGGTTATCGTTGTATCACCAACGAATACTCCAGAGGCATTTTTTACACTTCTGGGCACAGACAATTGTAAGGCTACGTTATTTATGTTGACTCAACACGCAGAAGAGTTTGGTCATAAGACAATAACGAGTATTGAGTTCAAAGGGACTGGCTACCTGGTTATGAATATAGGTTAGTCTCCGATTCTGTCGCATTAACGGACGCACGTCAGTTGAAAGTGTTCTATGCCCTAGATCACCACGGAGTCTGTTTAGCATTTTGTGTATCTGA